TTACATTAAAGGAGTGTAAAGAATTAATTAAAAACTATGTTCCTAAAAAAAAGGTGTATAAAAAATATAAGAAGAAATAAAATATATAAATAAAATATATAAATGTTGATTTATCATGAAACTAAAATATTATTTTTGTACAACCTACTTTAGGAAAATATTTTTTTACACGCCACTTCATTATATAATAATACAATAAAAAAATAAAGTTAGATAAATGCTGTATAGTTATATATATGTATAGTTGTATAGTTCTGTATATGTATATGTTTGTATATGTAGTAGCCGTTATTTATACGCTAATTACTTCGCGGCGAGTGAGTTCAAAGAAACTTTTTTTAGTTAGTTCGATGTCATAACGAGCATCATGTAGCCGTTCTTCTTCAACGTCAATACCTACGCAATTGGCCAATTCACTCAAACGAGGCCATTTATATCCACCATATGCCGCTCCTGCTCCCTTTTTAGGCATTTTGCAAAAGTTTACAGATGATTTCATCGTACAGATTCGAGAAGTATTTGAAATGATAAAACTAGGAACTTGATGAACAATACAATCAATATCAAACTGAATATTATGCCCTACAATAATAGTATGCTCATCAATAGTATCTTCAATATCTTTAACAATACTATCCATTTCAATACCGTTAGCATTAATATAGTTTAGCGACCATTCTTTAGGACATACGGGGGATACAATTGTCTGAACACCTTTTACAAATTGACTATATTCCTTTAGAATATTTCCTTGTGCGTCACATTTTAAAAAGGAGACCTGAATCGGACGTTGTCGGCCCGGACGAAAGGTTCCTTTACCGTTTGTTTCAATATCGAGAATAATAAAATTATGTGCTGACATGGTAGTGTAATGTATAGTAAGTAAATTAAGAAGTGTTTACTTATTATAATATAGTTAAACATAATATCAAATTTTTTTAATATATAATAAAAATAATTTTATAATTTTGCTTTAATAAGATTGCTTTTAGTTAATTTTTTTAATAATTTCTTTTTATTTTTTATATCTGCTGCTTCTCTTTTTTTAGCACTCTGTATCCAAGGATAGTTAAATTGTTGTAAAAAGTAATCTTTTTTTGTATGTATAGGATATTTACTACATAATTTTGTAAAATGTTTTACAAGTATAGGTAATGTATGTTTACAACGTATCATCTCCTCAATTATTTTATTGGGTATTTTTTCTAATATATAATTAATAAACATCTCTATATGTTGAGATGAATCAATGCCTGGTGTAGTCCATAATATATATTGTATACTATTATCTTCACCATATTGTTTCCATTGCGTATTTGATATTATTTTATAGGTCCCATTCTTTAAAATAATTAGTAGATGACCTTTTGATAATTTAGAATACCATGGTTTCATTTTTTTTTCTAAATATGTAATTAGTTTATGGGGATAATCGGGTTCATCATTTATTTTTGATTTATTTTTAGATTTTATTTTAGATTTTGTTTTAGATTTTGTTTTAGATTTCTTTTTAGTGCTTGGCATGTATATTATATATATATATATATTAATTTTTATTACTACATATATTTATATTAATTTTTATTACTACATATATTTATATAGTTTCTATTTTTGATACATTTTAACACCTGCATGTAATACACTCAAATATATTTGTTGTTTGCCAACTTTTACAAACTTAATAGGGTCACCAGCGTTCGTGTGCTTAGTAAATCCATCTGGAATAACATTGGTAAACTTCTTCCACGTAAGAAAACCGACCTCGCCTATTGGAATGCGATCGGGCGTCCAAATATCACCGTTAACTGGATTGATACATTGTACACATTTCAATTTGTATTCAATACTATTACCGATAGTATACACATCCATAAGTTTAAAATGAGTTAACTCTAAATACTCTCTTAAATCTTTATTTAAAAACTTTTTATAAAACTTTACGATAGCGGCATTGGAAGGTTTATTTTTGTTAGTAAATGTGAAGTTTTTTGTTTCAACCCACGGCTCTGTATCATATTCTTTCATAGTATAATAATTAGGAGTAATTCTAATATATAAGGGTTTATCAGGATCAAGAAACGTTCTTTTACCAAATAGCACATATCCTACTGCTCTCTTCCACGCGGGTCTTGTATCCTCATATCTAATATTTTTTGTAGGTGATTTCGTTTTAGATTTACTCTTCGTTTTACGCTTTGATTTTTTTTTCTTTTTACTCTTTGTTTTGCTCTTAGTGTTTGATGTAGTGTGCTTCACCCAGCGTTTGCTACCACTTTTGATTTTCTTTACGATCCACATATTGCCATCTTTTCCTTTTTTTTTTGTGTTAGCTTTCGTGCTTCCCGCACAATATCCTAATCCTTTGGGCGACGGTTCGCTTCCTTTATATGATTTCTTGGAATCATTTTTACACTTGGGCATATTCTATAATATATATATATATATTAATTATTATATTAAAAATAAAGTTATAATATATATATAGTATGACTTTTTTAATACCTATTACAGATCGGTTCATTCAATTATCTCCTCTACTTTTTGTATATTCTTTACTATATTATAAAGGCAGTGCTTTTACTAAAATCCCTGCCTATATTAATTCGTTAGTTCATACTATTGTATTGTTGTCCTGGTTATCATTATCCTATGATAATATACAATATGTAATACCTTGGAGTCAGTCTTATTATATAGTTGATAGTATGGTGTCTACATATGTATTAACAAAACCATTACTACTAAATGTATATAATACAATAACAAATAAATCAGATAGACATATTGTACCAACAGGTCATATTGGATTTCTGTTACACCATTTTGTAGTACTTTATTTATTACATACGATACAAATACGCTCTCATATTTTAATGCCCTTTACAAATGTGTATTATCCTATCGAATGTTCAAATGTATTTTTACAAATAAGTTATTTTGTGTTTCAAAAATATGGGACATTACACCCTATCTCTAAAACAATGTTAGGTATTGAAATTATGGGATATGGTTACATCCGTTTGGTTACTTTATTGAAACTATTATTACAATACTGGAGTATATTACCCTTTTCATTACGATTATGTGCGGTATTTATTTATAGTTTAGGCGTATTTTGGACGTCAAAATTATGCTTACAATTTAAAAAAAATATTTGTAAAAAAAGAAATTTATTGATACACATCAACTAATTTGCCATTTACTGGACATATCATATGACTATGATTGTTGGTATCATTATTGTAGCAATTACATTAACCGTCGTTCCATATTAATGTATATAATTAATTAATCGCAGTACATTTTTTATATAACCGAATTCATTATCATACCATACCATTATTTTATATAAATCTCCTTGTTTCATGATCCCATGATAATCAACAATAGCAGCATGAGGAGTTCCAATAAAATCACTACTAACTAATTCTTTATCATTGATATCCATAATCTCCTTATATTGATTATTAGAATGATGTATAAATAAGTCCCGAATGTCTTCTATATTTGGCGATTGTTTTAAATCAACAGTTAAATCAAGTAAAGAAACATTTTGAATCGGGACACGAACGCCAATCGCATTTAATTTTCCATCTAATTCTGGAATAACTTTACCTATTGCTTTCGCTGCGCCAGTACTCGATGGTATAATGTTATTTAATAAACTTCTTCCAGTTCTCGAACCAGGTTTATATTTATCTACAGCATGTTGCGATGCTGTAACCGAATGAATGGTTGTTGCTAATCCTGATTTAATTCCATACGTATTATGTAGTATTTGAGCAACCGGAGCTAAACACGTGGTTGTACACGAAGCCGCAGAAATAAAAGGTTGATCAACATATTTTTTATGATTTACACCATAAATAAACATCGGCAGTGTTTTAGACGGTGCACTAACTACTATTTTTGTCTCCGGATGGATTTGATACTGTTCTAATTGCTTGTACTCTTTAAATAATCCAGTTGTTTCGATAATAACATCTAAATGCTGTTCCCATTTAATATGTTCAGGATTACGCTCATTATGTATTGTAATTGTTGTATCCTTATCTATATTAAAATGGCCATGAACACTATCATATGTAAGTAATTTTTTCATATCGTTAGTATTGACAGTAGGGTGATTGATACTTACTAGGTTAAATTTTGAATCTTTTAAAATTTCCCGTGCCGCCAATCGCCCCATTCGTCCAAATCCATTAATTCCAATATTAATCATATTGTTTATACTATATAATTAATAAAGTATTTATTTATTTCAACCTTATTTAATATCTAATTATATAGTACTTCATATTGTCAGATATTGTTAGCTATGCGTATGATTAAAAATAATTTTATTGTAGGTATTTTTGTAGTAAATAGCATATTATGGGCGTCGTATGTATATTTTTTACGAGGTGAATCAAATATGTTGGGATCCGAGTTATGGAACAATGTACCCTTTAAGGAACGGACGCCTATGTTAGTCATGGCTTCTATTGCGTACATCTTAAATTTAGCATTGGCTGTGTATTTATATATGAATAACTATGTAAGTTCTACATCACTACGAATTGTATTTATATCGTATATAGTTTATTATGTTTTACAATTATTGTTTGTTCCATTATTACTACGTTATACACATTTTAAACTAACCAATACGACAAAAGAAGCACAACTGTATAGATGGTTAGTACAATTATTACTTATAATAGTTGTTATACCCATGGGCGTAATTATGGTGTATGGCATGAATGAAGCGATAAAACTTTATAAAAAAAATAAATATATGTCTTTATGTATAGCTGGTTGTTCTATCCTTCCTTTTTTACATGTGTTAATCAATGATGCCTATAGATTTGGTTTTTTTTTCTAAAATAGTAGTGTTTTGGTATATACTATAGTATTTAGTATATAGTTATTATAATAATAGTGCACATACATGACATACACTTGCGTGTTTACATTTACTAAATATAATTTTTGTTTTATCTTCGAGACAGATACAACATTCAGACCCTGTATACAGTTGCATGTTTAAATCTATATTAGAATATTCTCTACATATTGGACATCGTTTATGTATAATATGATCTTCAACCTTAGTAGCACTTTCGTCCAAAGAAGATCCACCACCACTAGAAGCACCCCCGCTACTAGAAGCACCCCCACCACTATAAGCACCACCCTCCATTTGTTCGTTGAATCTTTCTAATGGTTCTCGGGAACGTTGATTTATAGTTGATAATCTACACTCTTGTGCTGGATGGGATCCTCGTCCGCCGCATCGAAAACAGTGATGAGAGGAAGAAGAATGCGACCAAGGATATGTACAATTAGAAAACGTACAAAATTGATCTTCAGGCATTTGTTCTTCGAGGAATGCGCTCAGTTGTTGTTTTAAGGTCGCATTATTACATTCTAGTTGTCCATGTCCATAGCTATTACAAGTCCCACATCTATGGCCAATGGTCGTATGATAATTGGAATAACGACAACCTTTTACTTTACAACTAGACACATTATCATTTTGATTAGCCATAGTAGTTTGATATATAATGTAATTATATAGACATATATAAATCAAATTTTCATATGTGTAAAGAGAATATTTTTATTAATTTTATTTTATAAACATATAATATATAAGTAGTATAAGGTAGTTACTGTAAATTAATTATAATGAAATAGTAGGTTCAATAAAGTTCGTTCGAAAGGCATCAATACTATTCGAAGCAATATATTCCATAATATTCATCGTCCAATTCCAACTATAACCATCATGAATAATAGTAGAGTTTAATCCTTGTTCAATTACCATAGCATATATACTTTTTTCAATAATCTTAAAATTAGGATGATCATTAAATATACAGCCGGCACGATTACGAGAATCATAGTTACGTAACCAGTCCCATAAATCATTATTAGTAATCGATGCGTACGCCGTTTCAAGACGTTGGCGTGCTTTGTCGGAGATCATGAACTCGAAACTCATATACTATCTGTATAACAGTATGTATAACAGTATGTATAACAGTATGTATAACAGTATGTATAATAATCAACAAAGTGTTAGTTGTAATAATAAATATAAAGTTTAAATAAAAATCAAATTTATTATATATATCTATTATATAGAATCACTCATACAATCTAGTTATAATGAATACCAACATATTACATACCTTAATTCGTACACCGGCGCCTTCTAATTTTGAAACCAATATACGAAAATATATTAAATCAGTTATTCCTTCACACAAAAAAGTGTCTATTGTATCCGATAAAAATACTTCTCTAGCATACTATGTAAACGCACATAAAAAAAAAACCATTGTTCTGGATGCCCATATGGATGAAATATCCGGACAAGTGATAAGTATAACCGAGGATGGATTTTGTACTATCAACATGACTGGCCCATTAATAGAACATATGCACGGACGACCGGTGCTTGTTTTTTCTTCTATTCTAAATAAAACAATACCAGGTGTGATATTAATAGACCAAGTTCACGCAGAAGATGCTCGAAAAGAAAAAAAGGATACCTACAATAATAAAATTTTATATCTCGATATTGGTTTAAAAAATAAAAAAGAAACTAAATCTAAAATAGAAATCGGCGATGCGGTAATCGCAGATTATTCCTACACGTATTTACAAAAAAATATTATAACTTCGAGAGGATTAGATAACAAACTAGGAGTATATATACTCATGCATTTATTATTACATTTTATTAAACATAGTAATCAATTAAACTATAATATTGTCTGTAATTTTTCAGGTGACGAAGAAACGGGAAAAACATCATTATCACATTTAAAACATATCCAACCCGATTCTATTATTGTTATTGATACCGATTTTTCTACAGATGTTCCCTTTCTTAATCCTGATATGTATGGTAAGATAGATATAGGTAAAGGCGCGATTATAACGCGTTCCAATGAAGACGATGGTTTATTCTCAACGTTTAAAAATTTAGCTACTAAACACAAAATACCCCTCCAAATAACGGTTCCCGGAGGAGGCGAGTCCATACTTAGTCATTACATACGCCAATATACGGCGAAGACACAATTTATTGCTGTTCCGTTGCGTAATATTCATTCTCCTGTGGAAACGGCAGACTTACAAGATGTTACAGCTGTGTTTACTTTACTTAAACACTTTCTAACAAAACAAACTCATACTAAAAAAAATCGTACCATAAAAAGAAAAAGTTCCAACAAACGCAAACCTACACGCAAAAGTAAAGGTAAGCGCAAAAGTAAAGGAACACGCAACAGTAAAGGTTCACGTAAAGGAACACGCAACAGTAAAGGTTCACGTAAAGGAACACGCAACAGTAAAGGTTCACGTAAAGGTAAAAATAAAGATTCACGTAAACGTTCCAATAAGTAATACATACATAGTTAAAAAAAGGATGTAAGACTAGTCATTTATTTAATGTATGTTTATTTTAATTTGTTTTATTTTAATTTGTTTTATTTTAATTTGTTTTATTTTAATTTGTTTTATTTTAATTTATTTTATTTTAATTTATTTAAAGATTATATAAATTATAATATTATTACTATATAATAATGTACGAAATGAGTTATGATATAATTATTTTATGTATGTACGCAACAGCTATTTATACGTGTATGACGTTACTATTCGCACACAACATCACTAAAATCTATTTACGTAGTTTAAAGGAGATTACTATTGTAAGAGGTGTTCCGGGTAGTGGAAAAGATTTTTATGTAGATTATATAGAAAAACAAAAAAATGATATGGAAGTATATAGTATTTGTAATGACGATATGTATTTTATTCAAAATAATGAGCAATTCTCTATTAGAAAAGCAGAAGCCGCACGTGCGTATACGCTACAGTTATTGTTACACAGTATTCAACAGGGTGTCAATCGTATTTATATTACGAATATTCATTCTACTATCAAAGAATATGAGCATTTTATTACATTAGCTCATTTACATCACTATAAAGTTAATATTATTACAATTGATTGTTATGATCAAGAATATTTAAAATACTTCGCAACACGTTCGAAACAAAATATTAGTGATGTCCATCTACAAAATATGTTTACAAAATGGGAACAGGACCCACGCGAAACGATTATCGAGCCATATGTAGAATATACTTTAGGTGATTCGTTACCTAAACAAATACACACACCTATAGATTTAGATATGTATTATGATGGAACTTACTGTATTGAAGGATCGACTACACCCAAGACGCCGAATTCCAATGTCACAACCTCAATGGAAACATCAATCGCAACAACATCCAGTTCTATAACACTCAACACTTTAACACACTGTAACGATTGTAATGAGTCTTTAAAATGTATGAAGTCACCTTATCAAGGCCAGGTTATTTGTGACAGTTGTAATTCGGTTTACAAAGAACATGTAGAAGTATGGCACTGTTCGTCTTGCGACAACTATGATATTTGTAATTCTTGCTATTATACCTATATTATGTATGGTTATTATACATATTTAGTACAATCTTGCTCAAATATATTTAACTATTGTCAACAAAAAAAAACGACGTCTCTATCAACATATCCAATCATTGAATATATCGATGACAAAAGTGTATATACAAATATGAGACGCAATTTTCATATTCATATACAAAATAAAAAAGTACAACTGTATCTAGGTAATTTACACGTTCAAACCATTATAAAGCAGTAAATTTAGATGGCATAACCACTGGATTATTTTTTATTAAGTATTCTTTATTCAAGGCTAAAAAATTAGCCTTACAATTATGATTTGTAATAGATACATGTTGTTTACAATAATTATGTGAACATTTACAGGTCATTAACTTATCTATATTAGATAATTTTTTATTACAACCCTCAAAAAAGCATCTATTTTTTTTCTTTTTTTTGGTTTTCTTTTTTTTTGTTTGTTTTATGCTGTCTGTGATTTCTGTTTGTTCTGTTTGTTCTGTTTGTTCCGTTTGTTTTATTGCTTCATTTGATGAGAACTCTAGTGTTCCAGTGCTTGTAGTTGTAGTGGTTGTTGAGGTAGTAGTAATATCTGTCATATAATACTATAATACTATGTATAATTATTATACGTTTTTTTAAATATAAAACATATAATATTGTGGTAAACATATCAAATTTTTTTATTCTTCTACATCTGAACATACTCTATACGTTATATGTTTGCCATAAGAAGGACTAACTCTAGTTATTTGAACTACATTTCCTCTTTTTAAATTATAATATCGTGCTACAGGATCAGTATGAGAAATAACGGGTAATTTATATATACTACTTATTTGTAAGCTATTTTTTAATAACTGAACTTGTTTATTGTTTAATAATGTATGTTTAGGAACATAGAAATGTTTTGTAATATTGAGAAGCAAACGTTTAATATCAAATATTTCTACATTTTTATTTTTTTTTAAAAAATCTTCATATGTTTCGAGGACTTGTTCATTTTGTGTATCACAAATAACATATAGTATATTATCAGTATGTAATAAATCTTGTATTTGTAGTAAATTTTTGTGCATTTTTTGTAAGGGAAGTATTTTTTTTTTATTTTTTTCTTTAGAAAGGATGTGATTTCTGATATAGGTAACATATATACGTTCGCCTACATTATTTTCACATTCTATATCAAATACACTTGATTCATTTGTAAATGTAGGCCACAGTTTTACAAATAAGGACTCTGGTAATTCAGGCACAATATCGTCAGTTATATATCCTCTGTCCGTTAACATTTCTATGAGTGTTTTTCGACTTAATCTAATTTGTTCTTCTAAGGTATTCATTATATTATTATTATTATAATTATATATTATATTTTTACAATATATATTTATAAATTAAATGTAGTATATACAATAACGTATATGCCTACTTCTAAAATTTATCCTCAACATAATATAACTATTGCTCCTATAATACAAAATAATAATACATTAAGAAAATATATATCTACTAAAGCGAATGTTAGTAAAAAAAAAAAATGTAATCGCATATGTTTAATTGTAACTATAATCACAATTATTTTTTGTTTTGTAACGGTTTCGATTGGTAGTTTAGCCACTATTATATTTCTAGAACATAATTTTAGTGATGGAACAAGTCATACTACGCCAATCCATTCTAATACATCCACTATGATCCCTACCTATTGGCCATCCGTGACCCCCAGTATCGCACCTAGCAAAGCACCTAGCAAGGCACCTACGTTTACACCCAGTATCGCACCCAGTAGCGCACCTACTTCGGTTCCCTCGAGCACACCCAGTCGCGCACCCAGTAGCGCACCTACTTCGGTTCCCTCGAGCACACCCAGTCGCGCACCCAGTCGCGCACCCACTTCGGTTCCCTCATACGTTCCTACCATGTATCCTACCATGTATCCTACCATGTATCCTACCATGTATCCTACCACGTATCCTACTTTCTATCAGGAAATAATACAAGTCGTTAATCATACATATGATACTATTGTAAATAATACAAATCATACCAAAATAAAAAATAAATTTTTTATACAAAGTAAAAAAGACGATTCTATTATATTTATGAATATTCTATATATTACTGCGATCATATGTTTAATATGTAGTTGTATACATATACCTGTGTTAACAGTTTTTTTAATTTCTATAGTTACAAGAGGGTGTAAAGATAAACACTATATTCAACATATATGTCCGCAACTAGAAACTAAATAATGAATCATTGAATCATTGAATCAATCAATTAATTGCGTATCAATTACTTTTTTAATTACTTTTTCCATATCAGTAGTAGGATTCCAAGTATCCCACATAGCAACCGCTCGATGTATACGTGAACATATCGGACATTTACATAAACTTTTCGTAAAGGTTTCCATGTCACTATCAGGAACCACTTTATTTTGTAGAAAGGTTTGAACTTCGTCTTCTCCACTATCACTATCTTCATAGTGAGGATTATCATATTGTTCTATATCTTTATGCACCTCTTCTTTGTAATACAGTAAGGCACCTTCTATATCTTCGCGCCGCATATATTCAAATGTTTCGGCTTGTAATGCCATGCGAATATCTTGTTTGGATACGATGGTTCGACCAGCATGTTCCACATACGTTCCCGCATCATGTATAGCATTTTCCATAAAACTTAAGACAATTGCCATGACATTTTCAACGGTATCCGATTCAATCTGTTTGGGCTGTGTTGTGTTCATTTGTAATAAATATGCGTATATTATATGGGTCATATATTATATATACATATCAAATTTGTTTAAAAATAAATATTTATACTGTTACGGTTGGAGGCGATGTTTCATGGTCCAGAGATGTTTCATAGGTTGGAGGCGATGTAAGTGTTAATAAGGGAGATGTATTATCTAAAGAAAACATATCTAATGGAACTTTGTTGTCATAGGGCTCATACGATAATTCACGAACAATATTATTTGTAAGCATAATCTGACCTAACGAAGCGTACATATCTTTCGCAACAAAATCAGTAATCACTTGTTGGGATGATTCTTTAGATTGTTTAAAAGCTTCAAATGATACTAATGAACTAACTTGTTTATGTCCGGATACTAACAATACCCCTCCTAATAATGCTACTAAAATAGAACTTAAACCTACCCAGGTAACAATATTCGAACCTCCTTTCATAATAGATTTAGAATATATTTGTTGTTTAGGTACAATTTTTTTGTGAGTCTGAATGATCATTGTATATTATATATTATATATTATATATTATATTATATACTTATATATTTTTTATGTATAATATATTTAAATTTACATGGACCCAATGAGCGAAAGACAGATCTGTGAGGGCCGTCAGCTCGCCGGTTGAACCGGCACTAGCTAGCTAGGGAGGAAGGGGTATAGTGATATCTGCGCGCGCATCATCGAGATCGACCACGATTGGGAAGTAGGTTTGGTTATGATTAACGAGTTTTCCACCAGCTCCCGCCTCCCCGAGAAGGGCCCGCGAGCC